ACCAAGGACTTTTTCTATCGCTATAACATTCTGGTCCCATAGCAATAACTTGTCCTACACTATTTAAGTAAGCTTGATTATCTTGTGAAGAATCTGATAAAATTATTCCACCTTTAGTTTTTACTACTGCTCCTCTAGGTCTAAGTAATATTCTATAACCTACAGGCTGTGGTATTTTTTCAGGTGTAGGTATATCATTATCTGTTGCCCATGCTTCATTACTATTCATCTTCTATATCTCCTTTTTTATATTTTTCGATTGTTTCATTTATTATTTCAAATGCTTTATCTAAACCTTGTCCATATCCATAGACACGTTTAAATTCAGATATATTTTCTACACCTTTATTTAATAAATTTTGTGATAATTCTTGTTTATGATCTTTAATTCTTTTTTTGATCGCTTGAAGCAGCCGTTCCATTAAGTACTTTCGTTATTGTATCAGTTAGTTGAGAAAAACTTACTTCTAAATCTTTAGAAACAGAAGCAAGTAAAATAGGTTTAACTTTTTTAATAGAAATTTTTTTATTTTCTAAAAACTTTTTAGCTTGTCTAATTTCTTCAGGTTTAATTGCCATTAATATCTTTCGTAGCTATCTTATCTTTATTAATACCTTTTTTTATTACATAAGATTGAGTTCCATTAGCTCCAGTTTCAACTTCTTTTTTAAGATTTTTAAATAAAGCCATTTCTTTATTTTTCTTTTCTTGACTTTTTTGAAAGCTAGTCAATATTTTATGATCTCTCATTAATCTCTTTTGTTATCTTCCCTTGCAACTTTACTTGCAATCTCTACTACCTTAGCTTTTGTTTCAGTGTCTTTTCTAGCATTTTGTTTTTCACTTTGTTTAACACCTTCCATAAATCTAGCTTTTCTTATTTGAAGTTCTTCAGATTTTAATTGAAGTTGAGCTTGATCTTTTTGAGCTTCTCTTGATTCTTTTTCTTGTTCAGGAGAAGGTGGCATAGAACCCATTAATTGTTGTGCAGCTTGTGCTGCAGCTGCTGCTATTCTATTTTCTTCTTCTATACTTATCTCTTTAGAATCCTCATCATTTAATTCTCTATTAAAGTCTCCAGAAGAAACAGGGTTACCTTCAGGAACTGATGCCTGCATTTGTTGTTGATATGAAAATGCCATGTGTTGACCCATATGAGCTAACATTTGTGGATATAATCTTTCTTTAGCTTCAGGATTTCCACCAAATCTAGGATCATTCATAAATTGAGAGTGAACTTGCATATGAGCTTGATGATCTTGATCTTCAAATACTTGAATAGGTTTAGTATTTAATACAGCCATGTTCTCTGACACTGGATCACGTCTAGGTGTATCTTCATCTTCTATCATTAAGTCCATATAATCAGGTATATTAAGAGCTTGTAAAAATCTTCTTGTAGCTTCTTTAACATCTACTATATCAGGAGAAGCTTGTGCTAATTGTAAACCAGTTTGAGCTAAAGCTATTCTTTGAGCTTGAGAAAATATATTAGGATCAGATACAGGAACTACACTAATAGCTTTAGTAAAGTCTTTTCTTCTAATTTTTTGACTTCCACCTATTACTTCAAAAGAATATTCATCATCTAAAAATTCTCCATTTAGTTCATAGATTAATTTAAATTCTCTACCTTGAGCTTGGTGTATTCTTTTATGAATAGCAGAAAATACTTTAGATCCTTGTTCTATTAAAGCAACAGTAGTTCCAACTGGACCTGATCCAGCTGAATCACCAATCATCGCATCTGCGATAGAAGCAAAACGTCTCCCTGACTCAGTTAATACTCCAAGTAATTGAAGTAATGTCGGTGAAGGTTCCTTAAAAGGAAGAGGGATAAAACTTTTTCTAAGATCATCACCATATGCTTCAACTTCAACCCACTCACCAGGAGAGACAGTAATATCTCCTCCTTCAATTCTTGCTCCTTTAGCTCTAAAACCTCCATTGAGGTTGGCAAAGGCAGCTGAATCAAGTAGTGCTCTAAGAGCACCAGTACTAGCGTGCTGTAGTCCGCCGATCATTTGAATAAGGCCAAAGCCATAGAAGCCTAAGCCAGGAAGATATTTATAATGAATAAAATAAGTTCTTTTTCTTCTTAATGTATCTTCTTCTTTCCAATTTCTTCTAATGGATAAAACTTTTTGTGATTCATAATCTATTGTAACAATATAAGGTAAAGCTAGTTCATTTTTATCTTCACCTAAATCTAAATTAGTATGAACTTCTAATATAGTATGAATTTTATCTGCCATACTAGGAGACATTCCTTCTAATCTTTGTAAAGTTTGTTCAACCATATCTCCATCATTATTAGTTCCTGATCCACCAGCTTCACTATTACTTAAAGGTACATCTTTATAGACACCTGATATTTGATATTTTCTAACATCATTTCTTGTTAACTTCATTACTTGAGTATATCTTTCTGCAGTTTCTAAATCTGTATTTTCCATAGAAATTACAAAATCTTCTGCTGGTACAAATTTAGAGCAAATTCTATCTAACGTATTATCAAAATAAACTTTTTTAAAAGCACTTCCTGCAAGAGCTAAATAAAATAACATTTGATCTAGTTCATTAAAATAATCTGGAATTTCTTGAGTAACTTGAAAGTTCATAAAGTCTTGAACTCTTTGAGCTTGTTCTAATTTTTTATCAGTAATTTTTCCAATGATTTGAGTTTTAACAGGACCACCAGCTGGAAACATTTCTGCAATAGCTCTCGCTTGAAATTGTGTTGCTGCTTCAGCAAGTAAAGGGTGATGAACTCCAGAAGCTCCTGGAAAAGGATCTTGTCTATCTTCAACAATTACTCCTAACATTCTTAAACCTTTAGAATATTGATCTTCCCAATTTTTTCTAGAACTTTTATCATCTTCGTATGCTTTTACTAAATCTTTACCAATTAAAGAAATTTCTCTATCTTCTAGTTCTTCTGCTAAATTAGAATAATGATTGCTTTCAAAAACTTCTTCATCTTTTTCAGTTTGATCTTGATCTACATCAACATTAACTTTTTCACCTTCATCATTAGTGAATTGTAGTTTTTTTTTATCTAGTTCAACTTCCATTATTTAACTTTGAGCTGTTTTAGCAGAGGCTTTTAAAGCTTTAGACGAAACAGTTCCTTTCCCGGGTCTGCTTGTACCTGCTTTTTTTCTTTTGTTCATATTGTAATACAAACCTTTTTTAGCAACTTTACCACTTTTAGTTTTGTGATATCCTTTTTTCATAAGTTTACCAAATCCTTCTCTGTTAATCACTTACTATTTTTTAAAACCGTAAGTGCCTTTTGGTTTACGTGTAGCTTTCGCTACTTTTCTTCGACCAGCCATAGACATTTTTTTAGATGATTCTTTGCCACTTTTCATACCCATTGATTCATCTTTTCTTGCATTATAGCCTTGTTTCTTTTTTACTTTTTTTTTCATAGTTTTTAACATAACATATTACCTCCTGGTTCATACCATACTTTCCTAATAGTAGATATAAAACAAAAATATTGATAATGAAAGTCTTTTATTCTAATATAAGTTTTTTAATTGATTTTTCACCTATATAGATTTCTGTTTCTGCTTTGGATTTTATACATTGATATTCTACACTTTTAGAGTTATTACTACGCATAGCAACTCTTTTACCTTTTAAACAATCTGACATTGCTGGTTGTATTCTATGTTCTTTAATTTCTCCATTTACAATCATCAACAAGGCAACAACTACTTCAATCATGACTACCATTACCATTGGCTCTTACTTTATCTTTTAAATGTTCAATATCAGCTAATGCTTTATCTAATTGATTTTTTAAAAATTCTATATTAACTTTGTTAGTCATATTCATTTCTTGAGTTTCTTCCATCTTCTCTACAGTTTTATATAAATCTTCTAAAAGAAAATGTTGTTCTTGGTCTACGGGGACTTGTTCAGATTTTTTAAGTAAATCATTTTGAAATAATTCACGTGATGTCTCTAATGATGTTAATCTAGCAGTTAATTCAAAGTATCCATATACACCAATGGCCACCGCTGCCATGATAGAGAGCATATTTTTAATAGGCAT